GCTTTTAGAAAACCATTCGCTCAAATGGATGGTAGTGAAGTAGAAAGATTGTTAAGAGCAAATCAAGTTGATATTGATAGCGTAAATATTGAAGCTGCTTATGAGACTATTCGTGCTGAATTAAAAGGTAGAAAAGCTATGGGTACTCTTGCAGTAGTTAGTGCTGTTGGATTGTTTAGTGCGGATAGTCTTCGTGGTAATGGTCATTACGATAAGACTAGACAACAGACTAGAAAACAACTTGGTTATACACCTCGTACCTATAAAGGTTGGGATGGTAAATGGTATAGCTATGACGGATTAGGAGCTATAAGCGATTGGATTGCTTTAACTGCTGACGTAATGGATAACTTCGATACCTTAGATGAACCAACTCTAGAACTATGGCTTAACAAAATGGGCTATATTCTTGCTACTAACATTACTAACAAATCATTCCTAGCTGGTCTTGAACCAATGAATGACGTGTTAGCTGGAAACCCAGCAGCTATGAATAGATGGCTTGCAAGTTTCGGTAGTAGTTTTGTTCCCGGGAGTGGTTTAAGAAATGAATTTTCTAGATTATTTACTCCACAGTTAAAAGAACAAGATTTCACTCAGCTATTAGCTAACAGAAACCCTATTGCTAAAGGTGGTTTACCTGATGCTTATGATTGGGTAGATGGCGGTTTGATAAGAGCACCAGAAAACTTCTGGCAAAGATTAGTAAATGTATATTCTCCTACTTTTAAACAAAGTGATTCGTTATCACCTGTTAAACAATTCTTAATTGACATTGAGTTTGATGGTAGACCACAGCTAAATACAAATGGTAATGGAGTTGAATACACTCCTGCACAACGCTCACAAGTTACACAACTTATGGGTAAGGACAAGCTATTTGCTAAACAAGTTGAGCAGATAATGAATACTCCAGAAGGTAAAACCTTTAGGGCAGAGTTTAAAAAAGCTGCTAGAAATGGTGTTTACTTAGATAGAACACAGTTTAAAAATATCCATAGACTGCTTAAAAGAGCTTTAAGAAATGCTCAGAATCAGGCAGAACTTAGAATCGCAGAAAGAGGAATAGTAGAGAAGAAACAGTACTACAACAAGTCAATAGAAGCTGCACAACGCAGAGGAGATATTGAAGAAATAATCAGACTTCAAAAAGAAGCACAAAGACTAAATTAATCCACCCATCTTTAAAGGATTAAGATGGCGACAACCGAAGAATTTAAAAACGGTGGGAGTACTTCCTATCCGTTCTCAATTGAATACATAAAAGCGACTGACATCAAAGTTAAAGTTGATGACACTCCGCTTACCTACAACTCAAACCCCTCATCTGGTCAATACAAAGTAAGTGGTACTACTGTTACTCTTGGAGCAGCAGCAGCAGCCGGTTCAGGGAATGTACATATATATAGAACAACTGATCTAGATACAGCGGGAGCTACTTTCGCTGCTGGTTCAGCTATTCGAGCACAAGACTTAAATGCTTGTCACGATTTAGTTCGACTTGCAAGCCAAGAACAACAACAAATAATAACAACTTCTGATATACGAGATCAGGCTGTAACTTCAGCAAAAATTAAAGACGGAACTATTGTTGATGGTGATATAAGTAGTAGTGCAGCGATTGACTATGGCAAGCTTAATCTTACTGGAAAGCTTAAAATAGAGGATCTCGAGAGTGGAACTCTTGATAGTAGATACTTTACAGAAACAGAATCTGACGCAAGGTATTTTAGACAAGACTCTAGTGAAACAATATCTAGTGGAGATACATGGTCTAGTGCAGATGGATATGTAGCAACTACGGCTGCTATCAATGCAAGAATAATCGACCTCATTGAAGAGGTTGGAGGATTTGTACCAGTAGCTAATGAAACATCTTTTCCTGACGCTAATCCGGATATCAATAATGGGAATGGCACTATTGTGTCTGTGCAAGCTGTATCAACAGCTCTTGTCCCCTCCTCCGGAACAGTCACAATTGCAAATGGTAGAGGAACTGGTAAGCCTGTCGTTATTACAGGCGTAACTGCAACTATACCAAAAGATTTTGGGATGCTACTTGAAACTACAAGTACAACCCATACATACGCATTTCATAGATTGACAGCGATAGCAACAGAGGTTCATACCGTTGCTTCAAATATCACAAATATAAATGCTGTTAATGCAAATCTATCAAATATTAATACAGTCCTTTCTAACCAATCAACGATTGATAAGGTAGCTGGCAACGAAAGCAATATCAGTCTTGTATCTGGAGAATTAGCTCCATTAGCAACTGACCTTGGTTTCATCACTAGCTCAGTTACTACTCTCAATCCCGGGAACGACATTAATACAGTTGCAGACAATATTCAGGACGTAAAAGATGTAGCAGATTCGATTGAAGATGGAAGTTTTTTCACAGTTGACACTGCAAATAAAACAACAGGTTCTGTTATTTACTACGACGGAACAAAGTTCAAAGCGGACACCACCACCACTAAATCAACATTAGTTACTGGAGGTAACTTTTAAAAAATGGCAACAATAAGACTTAAAAAAAGATCTGCAAGTGGTGCTGCCGGAGCTCCTAGTTCACTAGCACCTTCAGAAGTAGCATTTAACGAAGCAGACAAAAAACTATATTACGGATTTGGAGACAACGGAAGTGGAGAATCTTCATCCGTTATTTCGATTGCTGGTGAAGGTGCTGTTATGCACCTTGGAAACGTAAACCAGACAGCAGCAGGAAATAAGACTTTCTCAGGAAACCTTACTGTTGGTGGTAACTTAACAGTTCAAGGTACAACCTCAACACTTAGTTCAGCTAACACAGTTGTTACAGACAAGATATTTGAGCTTGGTAACGGTACATCAGGTTCTCCAAGTGGAGACTCTGGAATTGTTATTGAAAGAGGTAGTTCATCAAATGCTTTTATAGGTTGGGATGAATCCTCAGATAAATTTGTTGTAGGTACAGGTTCGTTTACCGGTGCAAGTACAGGAAACTTATCAATAACTAAAGGTACATTACAAGCTGATCTAGATGGAGACGTTGTTGGTAACGTAACCGGTAACGTAACCGGTAACGTAACTGGTAATGCTTCTGGATCGTCAGGATCTTGTACAGGAAACGCAGCGACAGCAACAAAACTTGGAACAGCTAGAACTATAGCTGGAGTTGCTTTTGATGGATCTGCAAATATTTCTTTAAATAATAATGCTATTACAAACGGAGCAAATTATGTCACAAGCTCTGGAAATGTAGCTACAGCAACAAAACTCGCGACAGCTAGAACTATTGCAGGCGTTAGTTTTGATGGTTCAGCAAATATATCCCTTAACAACAACGCAATAACAAACGGTGCAGGCTACGTAACTAGCTCAGTTATTAACTCACTTAATGCAAGTAACTTAAGTTCTGGAACTGTACCAGCAGCTCGTATTGGAACTGTAGACGGGGGCACATTTTGATATATGTCTACGGTAATTAAACTCAAGCGCGGTACGTCGACACCGACTACCAGCGATATTGTTAATGGAGAAGTTGCCTTAGATACATCTGCTAAAAAGTTATACGTTAACGACAGCGGGACTATTAAAGAGATTGGAGCTGATTCTGCATTAAGTGCATCTCAGCTTAACGATATAAATGTTGTTGCTGGACAAGTTGCTCATGGAACTGACTTAGGTTCTATAACATCTACACTTAGCGCAGCATCTGGTGCAACTGATATAACGACAGTTGCAGATAATATCACTGATGTAAACTCTTTTGCAGATAGATATCAAATAGGAACTTCAGCTCCTACGCAGAGAACTGACGGAACATCATTACAAAATGGTGACCTTTGGTTTGACTCCACAAACAATGGAATGATGGCTTATGACGGTAGTTCCGGAGACGGATATACTGCCATCCAGCCACCACAGGCAACTTTAGATGCTATCGCTAATGTTACTGGTTATGTAACCTTTGCCGAAGATTGTGGACTTATAACTAATGCTGTTAATACAGGTTCAGGTAATAACTCAATTAATGTAGTCGGTTCAAACATATCAAACGTTAATACAGTAGCTGGTGTATCTTCAAACGTAACGACTGTAGCTGGTTCAATATCAAACGTAAATACAGTAGCTGGTTCAATTAGCAACGTGAATACTGTTGGTGGTTCAATAGCTAATGTAAACAGATATGCAGACGAATACGTTATTCAAAGTAGTGCACCCGGGTCACCTAGCTCAGGCGATCTTTGGTATAGCACTTCAGGAAATACACTTAACTACTATAACGGCTCTTCATGGGTAGGAATTTCTCCCGGTATTTCTGGAGTAGTTAATGATTCAAACCCTCAATTAGCAAATCATCTCGACTGTAATGACAAAAACCTTACTGAGGTAGGAACAGTCAGTGGAAACAACTTACAAATAGATTTCGGTACACTTTAAATGGCTAAATTATTAAAATTAAGGCGTGGTACTACAACACAGCATTCGTCATTTACTGGTGCTGAAGGTGAAGTAACTGTAGATACCTCAAAAGATACAGCTGTCGTACATGATGGCTCACAAGCTGGTGGTAGACCATTAGCAAGAGAAGACTTAAATAACGTTGCAGCAAATACTGTAAGAGACAAAGTTAATGCTGCGAGTAACAGTAATACCTTTACTGACGCAGATCACTCAAAATTAAATGGAATTGAAGCGTCAGCGACTGCCGATCAGACTGCTGCTGAGATTAGAACACTTGTAGAATCAGCATCCGACAGTAACGTGTTTACTGATGCAGACCATTCAAAATTAAATGGAATTGAATCTGGAGCTACAGCAGACCAGACAGGTGCTGAAATACTATCTTTAATTAATAGTAGTAATATATTAACTACTGGATCTCTCGGTAGAGATGGCAATGATTTTATTCAATGGACTAATAATGACAGATTAGATGTCTATATAAACGGTAATAACGAATTTAGATTTGAAGCTGACGGTGACTTCCATGCAGATGGAAACGTAACTGCTTATTCAACATCCATAGCATCTGATAAAAGATTAAAAGACAATATTAAAAAAATACCTAATGCTTTAGAAAAAGTAGAAGCATTAAATGGGGTATCTTTCGACTGGAAAAAAACAGGAGAAAAAAGTGCTGGTGTTATAGCTCAGGAAGTACAAGGTGTATTACCAGAAGCTGTAAAAGAAGTAACTCCTGTTGGAGGTGGTGATAGTCATTTAACAGTTAACTATCATGCTTTAACTTCCATACTTATTGAAGCAATAAAAGAATTAAAAGCAGAACTAGATGAGCACAAAGGAGGTAACTAATGGCGGTAACTTCAAGTGGTTCTATAGGTATAAACGATTTAGTTGATGAGTTTGGGGGTACTGCCCCTCACTCTTTATCTGAATACTATAGAAATGGTGGAGAGGTTCCCGGGAACAACACTAACGTTCCTACATCAGGACAAATTTCTCTGGCAGATTTTTATGGTGCTGTAAACGAAATACAGCAAGTATATAGTTCTAACGCAACTAACTTAAACCTATCTTCTATCTTTGGTTCAAACTGGTCTACAGCTGTTCCTAAGAGAGTTGTTATTAACAGTGGTGCAACCATTGGTGCTACGGTTGGTAACCACGCGATTAACATACCTACTGGTATGGCTGGTAATTTAGTAATAGACAATAACGGAAACATACATGGGCATGGTGGTGTATCAAACGGTGGAACCGGAGGTACTGCTGTTCACTGCGCTCAGACAACTGGAGTCACCATAAATAATAACTCTGGAGCAACCATCAAAGCTGGTGGTGGCGGAGGAGGTCAAGGTGGTACTGGCGGTGTTGGCGGAAACGGCGGTGCTGGAGGTACTGGCGGACAAGGTAAAGTCGGTTACTATATCGGGCAAAATGGTGGTCAAGATAGTTGTAGCTGGGCTCATGCTTGTACATCCCAATTTGGTTGGGCAGCTTTTGGCGGATATCAAACTTGTAGTTTCGGAGGTTATGGATATTTTGGGGCTTATTATAATGTTCAATGCTATAACTGGAACTACTATAACGGTGGAGCCGGTGGAGCTGGCGGAAACTCAGGTGGAGCCGGTGGTGCCGGAGGAGCTGGTGGTGTAGGACAAGGATATAACCAAAGTGCAACTGGTGGTGCTAGTGGAGCCGGTGGACAAGTCGGTGGAGCTGGAGCAGCTGGTGCGTCTCCGGGAAACAACGCTGGTAATGGCGGTCAAGGTGGAGCAAGAGGTACTGGTGGTACTGGAGGAACCGGTGGAGCTGGAGGAACATTTGGTAACAACGGGTCAGCTGGATCACAGGGATATACATCAAGTGCTGGTGCTACTGGTAGCGCAGGAGCTAACGGTAACCATACAAACGGTTCTGCTGGTTCTGCTGGTTCTAGTGGTAATGCTGGTTCTGCTGGTTCTGCTGGTGGAAGCGGTGGAACTTATATCTACAACCGTAACTCAATTACATTTAACAATAATGGCACAGTAGCCGGGAACTAATGAAATTTACAATTAACAAAGTGGCTGTAGATTCTATAACAGTAGAATTTGATAACAAATCCACAGCCGTCGTACCTGTAGAAAAGGGTATGACACAAGACCAACTTAAGGAAAGAATTGCCAGCTTTAATCGTGTATCCCCAACCCCATTTGATAAGGTTGATGACATTGATTTAAAAGAAGGAACAGAGTATGAATGGGAAATCTATTCTGGCGATACAGAACTTACTTATCAAGAAGCAAGAGCAGCAAACTACCCATCAATAGGTAGTCAGCTTGACGCTCTCTATTGGGAGAGACAAGGTGATGACACACAAAGGAAAGCTTACGATGTAAAAATCAAAGAAGTTAAAGATAAGATTCCTAAAGGTAAAACATACAAATATTCAGAAGTAGATACTTTACTAGATTAATGTTAAAAAATATCCACCCTATACAAATAGGAACTTACGAAATAGATCTTGATAAAGAATTAATTTATGCAGTTATGCAAGATTATCTTGTCGAACCAATACTGGTTTTACAAGGAGGATTATCTAGTTACCAAGTAGCTAGAGAATCAGACTTTTTTTTATTTGATGCAAGATTAAATAGTTTGTTAGAACAAATCTATTCCAAACTAAATGAATACACAAATAGTATAGGTTTAGCACCTTGCAGAGTAAATGGTAGTTGGTTTAACAAGATGGAAGAAGGTGGTAAAGTTAATGTTCATCATCATCATGGCAGTATTATAAGTGGTGCTTTATATGTTGATACACCAAATGAGTCTTCACCATTAGTATTTAGTAATCCATCAAGACTTAACAGAATGATGGAGGTATATCCTTCCAATTTTTTTGATTTTCACCATGAACCAGTTGCAGAAGGGAAGTTAATATTATTTCCAAGCTGGTTAGAACATCAAACTTTCGCACAGAGAGGTAAGAGAACTGTTATAAGTTTCAATACAGAACATACTAATGCTACCAACACATTTTAAGAATCCTTTTGTAGAACATAGTCGGCTATATAGAACTAACGAAATTTATGAAAAGATAAATTTAAACAGTTTAATTATAGTTCCATTTAAAAATATAGGAATTAGAAAATCTATTCCGGATGATCCACGATACCGAATTACAAGATCAAGAATCCTTGAAGCTGATATTAGATATCCACCAATAATTTATAAATCAAATCTTGACCCTTTAAATACTAATTACGAAAAAGAATATTGTATTTTTGATGGTAATCATAGAGTTTTAAAAATGCTGTCTGAAGGTTTAACTGCTTCAGCCTGTTTTGTATTAACTCCAGAAGTATTTGAAGGATTACAAAGTTTTAGTAATAACGGTTATAGATCTACTGGGTGTAATTCTTGTGGAGAGTAATGGAAATACCTATTTTTACATTTCCAAATGTAGAAACAATAGAAACAATATCAATACCTTTACCAACAGCTGACGTTCCTTTTTATGCTCCTTTAGTTATTCCTCCAAGTGATTTGGAAGCTCCTGAAGGAGTAGAAGCGGAAGCTTCAGATGAACCGGAGACAGGTTTAAGAAAGGTAGACATACCGTTTACAGATTTTAAAATGCCTGTCCCGGAAAATGAAATATTAGTAACGGCTGG